ATATGGGACTTCATCTTGTAACTCCTCCAAGCTTTCTTGATAGCGTTCTTCCCAAGCTGCTATTGCTCTGCGTTCAAACTTATCCGCATCGAATCTTGGGTTCATGCGCTTAAGTTTTTGCGATAGTTCTTTGATATTAGTAGGCCAATGTAAGAAAGGTGCTATCTCATCAGCAACAAACTCAAAGTCTTGTCTAGTCCAACGTGCCATTAATCCATCCTCGTAATAAAGTAATCATTCTCTTCTACTCTTGGCAGTGCAACGATAGCGTACTGGAAAAAGTAAACTGTTCCCACTGGCGTATCGTATGCAGCAAGATAATCCATATCATCATCTTCTTCGTATTCTGATATGAGTTTCTTGCCGACTAGCTTTGAGCCAAACTTATACAGCTTACCAAAACCATACTGCTCTGTCATGTACTCAACTAAATCACACTGCTTGTGTTCATCATCTGCTTGAGCGCAGAAGTCTCTCACCCAATAGGGTAAGAAACCTAATGATTGCACAATATGATCCGAAGGTGCATCAACATCTGGATTAAGCATTAACATTTTCATTCTCCTTTTCCATTGCTACTAATTCAGCAAGTTTTTCATTTGTTTTTATCATTTTCTTTATCACATCAATTGCAATTGATTTTGTGATTGGAAAGTAAGCCTCAGTAATTAACTTGAGTTCTCCTTTGTTTTCTAATTTTTCAACAAGCTGTGAGTATTCCCAAGCAAGTTGATTAATTTTCCATAGCTGTTTTGATGTAGCTGATTCCAACATAAACTTCTCCTTTTGCATTGGTTTCAATATGATAGTAACTGCACGTATGCAGCAAGTCAAGCCCTCTCCGCAAGAGTATAAAAAGCGAGCGAAGCGAGCGCGAAATTTTTGGGAGGCCTTTCGACCTCCCTCCAATGTCTAAGCTTTCTTCTTAGCTTTGATCTCTGGCTCGTTGGCTGCTTCAAGAGCATCTAGCTCTGCAAACATTGCTTTGATGTCATCTGGCATCTCTGCATCTGGTTTGCTCTCAATGCTTGTGTAGGTTGCGCCGGTCATTCCTTTATACGCTGACTGGGCTGCTGAAAGTTCAGACTGCATTAACATGAGAGCAAAGCTTTCTGCTTTATACTTAGAGACAGACGCTTGAAGGTTATTGGTGCTGATCTCATCACCATTGAATTGACTTCGATACCTGTTCATCCAAGTTTTAGCGGTGGTCTCTCTCTCTGACTGTCTGGAAATCCAGAACTCTAGATCTTGGATCTCTCTCTTTAGTTTACGCTCTGCATGAAACTTGAGAGTATCTATAACTTTCCATCCATCGTTTGAAGAGTGGCGATCTAGGTTATTGGTAGTGATGTATAGCTCTGTACTATGAGTGTATGTATCTACTATTGCTTGTATAATTTTTGACATGATTTTCTCCGTTTATATGTCTTTCTTATCAAATTTGCCCGACCCGAAGTGAGAGGGTGGACAGCAACGACAGGGAATTGCCATGGTTCTGATGTCAATACGCAACCACGTCCGTGTTGACATAAGGTTCTGGTTGTTCCATGACGGGGATGGCCGCACTCGATCTTCGAGTTGGTCAAATCCCTTCTATAACTTGTCTCGTGTAGCGAGACTCTATCTCTCTTCTCTCTTCTCTTGCGTCAGGATGGAAGCCCGATAGGGTCGAGACTACAGGCTCGATTCACGACAGCCGTCTCGGACGCCCAAACCTGTCAACCCATAGAACGCTACGTCACTTTCATAGTTACGCTACGTCACATATTGACAAGCAGTTGACAAAACTGGCATCAATGGGGGGAGAGAGGGAGAGGGGGGCTAGCAGTGGTAGCAATGGATAATACACACTAGATGATTGTTTTGATGCTTGCCTCGATATAGTAGATGTAACGCTTGCTTGACTTAGGATCAATGTGAAGCTTACAGAACATAGAAAAGGATGTTGAATGGGTCAATTCACTGAGAGAAAACTGACTGATAAACAGACCGCTTTGGTAGACACCATCGTAGCAAGTGGATGTAGTATTACAGAAGCAGCCACGCAAGCTGGGTATGCGAGTGGCGAGAGCGGAAGAGTCACTGCGTCCAAGGCGTTAAAGCTCCCACATGTGCAGCAGTATATGATGCAGAGGATGGGAGAGGAATTTGGACTCAGTGCTACAGTAGCCGCAGGACAGTTACGCAGACTGGTGACAGGAGCTAAGAGCGAGTACGTACAGCTTGAGGCTGCGAAAGATCTGCTCGACCGTGCAGGATATAAACCGATAGATAGATCACAGGTGCAGGTTGCAGGAGATATTAAGGTTAGCATTGACTTGTCATAGTAGGGGGGTGGGTCAAAAGTTGCAAAGTTATAGTGGCAAGTAGTCCCTCACTAGCATTTTTCTTCAAAAAGGTTTACAACAACTCTGAAAAATATTTTTTAGTTAGAAAGGCTCGATGTAATGCGAAAGATCCACAAGAGTCCATCGGGCGGTTTGACTGAGGCAGGTCGAAGGCATTTCAAGAAAACTGAGGGTGCTAATTTAAAGAGGCCTGTTCCCAAGGGAAAGAATCCGAGACGTGTTTCTTTTGCTGCTAGGTTTGCAGGGATGAAAGGTCCGATGAAGGATGAGAAGGGTCGGCCTACCAGAAAGGCTTTAGCGTTAAAGAAGTGGGGCTTTGGCAGTGTTGAGGCAGCTAGATCATTTGCAGCGAGGAATAAGAAATCATGAAGAAGAAGAGTCAGAGTTTAGTTAATCGTGGTGTGCAGCTTAAGTTGCGAGATAAGTATATCAAAGAGTTAGATGACATTGAGAAGAAGATAGATCCTGAGCCACAGCCTAAAGGTTTTTTCAGTAAGTTGTTTGACTTTGCTACTGGCAATACTGAGGTAAGCGGTGGGATTGAGATGACACCTGAGAGAAAGAAACTCTTGAAGCGATGGCACTTCTTGAGTAATAGGGTAGATGACATGCCTGATCCAAGTGGAGACAAGTTCCCATGAGTACAGTAAACAAAGCAGGAGTTTACACTAAGCCTAAGATGCGAAAGAGTTTGTTTCAGTCTATTAAAGGTAGGGCTACTCATGGCACTGCGGCAGGACAATGGTCGGCTCGAAAGGCACAGTTACTTGCTAAGACTTATAAGGCTAGAGGTGGAGGATACAAATCGTGAAGGCTCCACAACGTTCTTTGCTAAACTGGGGTAAACAGAAATGGAGAACCAAATCTGGCAAGAAGTCTAGTGAAACTGGTGAACGTTACTTACCTTCTAAAGCTATCGCTGCTCTTAGTGATGCTGAGTATCGCGCTACAACCAGAGCCAAACGAGAGGGTAAGGCAAAGGGTAAACAGTTTGTGGCTCAACCGAAAGAAATTGCTAACAAGGTAAGGAGATATAGAAGTGCCTAAGAAGAAAAGAGATCATGAAGATTACACAGGCAAGACTGATTTTAGAGTTTTTGCAAGGGCGGTTAAATTGTTAAATGAAGATTTATCTAGAGATCCTGATGATGTTATGTATAAGAATATAGAACAGGTTGTAAAAATCTGTGATAATTATCTTACTCAAATTAGATGGAAAACAGAAGGCGATTTTATTGTAGGTCAGCCTTTAAGTGTTCTTTTAACCAACGCCAGAATGGAGGATGATAAAAATGCCAAACATTAATGGAAAGAAGTTCCCATATACTAAGAAGGGAATAGCTGCTGCTAAGAAGGTTGCGGATGAAAAGAAGAAGCCAATGAAGAAGAAAAGCCTAATGTCAGGAAGCTATAAGTAATGAGTATCAGTTTATTAGAATTTATTAGGGGCGGTGGTGGCAAAACCTCATTCCCTAATGATCCAGTCGCAGAACCTTTTAAATCTTCTAAGCCTAAAAGGATTCCATATAAAAGAGCAATGACTAAAAAGCTTGGTACAAGTAGCATGAGAGTTGGGCCTCCTCCTAGTGAGGAGAATGTTTCATTTTCTAAAATGAAAAAACAAAGGCAAACTCTAAAGAATTTTTATTCAAGGTAATAACATGGCTTTATATTTAACAAGTGGTGAATTGTATGAAGGCGAAACTCACGTTCTAGCAGGTAATACTTATAGCGGCAAGACTCGTACCTCCCAATCTCGCCGCCTCGTGGAAGGGCCAGAACCAACGAGAGCCAGAAGCTCCAATGGCAGACTCAAAGGTGACGACCCCTCCACGATTGATATAAACGAGGCGTATGAAAAACCCAAGCCCAAAAGGAAGTCTAAGAAAAAATAATGGTTAGACCAACATATGAGACTGAGGCTGACCTAAGTAGAGAAGAGAACATTGCTAGATATGCAGCACGTAGATGGGGCTGCGCTATGCGTAAGCAAGACAAGTACAATCAGTTTGATTACCTCATAATAAAGGGAAAGGACGTAAAGGCTTTTGTAGAAATCAGAACAAGGACACATGTAAAGGGTACTTATCCTACTTGTTTTGTATCGGCTAACAAAGTGCAAGCTGCCTTTTCTATGCGTCTTGCCACTGGCTTACCGTGTATATTTTTAGTTGGATGGAAAGATTGTATCGGGTGGGCATCTTTGACTGAGATGTATAAAATAACAATAGGCGGCAGAACAGATAGGGGAGATCCTGCCGACATTGAAGCTGTAGCTGAAATACCAATAGAGAAGTTTAATATATTCAAATGAGTTTTATAACTACTATATCCCAACAGGATCTTGCTTTGCTTAGAGGCATAGTTCGCAAAGTGCATCTGGCACATGTTGAGGCAAAAGGATTGGCAACCGATGAGCAGTGCGATAAGTTAATAGAAAACATTGGCCCAGAGATTGTAGAGAAGATGATTAAGTTTGGCGTAGATAAGGGATTGCGTTGATAAACTTTAAATACAAACCTGATGGTGAAGTCTTAAAGAAGTTTATGAAAGACAACACTTTCTTTCGTGGCATAAGAGGCCCAGTAGGATCTGGTAAGTCTGTCGGCTGCTGCATCGAAGTATTTAGAAGATCGCTTGCTCAAGAGAAAAGTCCCGACGGTGTTAGAAAAAGTCGTTGGGCAATCATAAGAAATACAAACCCACAGCTTAGAACGACTACTATTAAGACTTGGCTTGATTGGTTTCCTGAGAATGAATGGGGTAAGTTTACTTGGTCTGTGCCTTATACACATCACATAAAGAAAGGTGACATAGACCTTGAGGTAATCTTCCTTGCTCTTGATCGTCCAGAAGATGTTAAAAAACTACTGTCCCTCGAACTAACAGGCATCTGGATTAACGAGGCAAGGGAGATACCTAAGAGTATTATTGATGCTTGTACGATGAGGGTTGGTCGATTTCCTTCTATGCGTGACGGTGGTCCAAGTTGGACAGGAGTTATTGCAGATACAAACGCACCAGAAGAAGATCATTGGTGGCCTATTATGTCTGGAGAAGTTCCAGTACCCGATCACATTCCTAGAGAGCAAGCTAAGATGTTGGTTAAGCCTGACAACTGGCAGTTCTTCACACAACCATCTGGCATGAAAGAAATATATAATGAAGATGGTGAAGTAGAGAATTACAAAGCAAGTAATTACGCAGAGAATAAAAAGAACATGCTTGGTAATTATTATGAAAACTTAGTACAAGGTAAAACAAAGTCTTGGATTGATGTCTATGTTATGAATAAACTGGGCACGATACAGGACGGAAAGCCAGTATATCCAATGTTTGCTAGTGAAACACATATTGCTAAAGAAGAAATACCAGTAGCTTCGGGGCTTCCTTTGTATATAGG